CAGGTGGGCTTAACTCCACGGGATACAATCCCGTGGCGCCCACCTACGCCTGTCACACGGCAAGCTAAACGCACCGTGGATGACCAATACCGCCAGTCGACGGTTATCGGGTCGTTCCATCGGATTGTTCTAATCCAGCGGATTCCGTAGGACCATTTCCATTTGGCTTGCACGCCGTGGAGGACCGAATCGCCAAGGCGAGTCGGCCCCCCGAAGCTGCGGAGACCAGCTGGGAGGCATCTACTACGGACCCAGCCCAGAAACCAAGGAGAATTAATCCCACAGTTTTCCAGGACGGGCCTCGCGCCATTGTGGAGCGAGAAGGCGGATTGAGTTCCATAAACGAGCTCTTTCTTTAGAAAATAGGGCCTCACGGCCTGACCTCTAAAGTAATCACCCCCACAGGACTCCCTAAAGGAGCCCGTGAGAAAAGTTTTCTTTTCGTTAGGGGTGAAGCCAGCCCATTTAAGGAAGGCGACTACTGTCTCAGCTGCGTTGACCGGGACGATGATATCGTCTCCGAACACAAAGAGATCATGACCTAAGATACCGGAGCCACCTTCCGCCTGAATAGCCGCTGAGGCTAGACAGGCAAAGATGAGGGTTTCCAGCTCAAAGGTGTAGCCGTTACCCATGCTGCTGAATTTCTCCAGCAGATACCACTTACCACGGAAAAAGGTCTTCGACGATCTCAGATCGTTGAGATGACCCCACCAGGTAGTGTTCGCGAACAGGTACTCGACTAACCTGTATGCGAGGGTGTCGCTTGCGTTACTAAGGTCGATTGTGGCTAAGTGACCTAAGAGAGAGGCTTCCTGCGCCATCTTACGATGGATGCCGGCAGCATTATCTAAGTCCCAGCCAGTCTTCTTACGAAGATTTCTCCTCAAGGCTTGTCCAACACCCAACTGGGCGTAGACATTGAGAGAGGCCTCTATACAGATGCCTCTATCCTTTACAGCGTCCTTTGGGACGGTTGTGAAGCGATTGCCTTGGGTGAAAATGACCTTATCGTGGAGGGGTTTCGCGTTTTCCGCGAGCTCCCTAGACCAAAGGGTCCCTGCTATGTGGAAAAGATACCACACAGCTCCACGAGTCGACGTGAGTGATTCACTGTATTTATCTGCAGCCGTTGGGTTGCGGATAGCGCTTGAGAAGGTAGTGCCAGGTCCATGACGGGAGAGG